CAAGATCGGTCGACTATTAGTTGCATTTGCGGATGCGAAATCAGGAAGGCTTGCCTGATGCATGAGCCAGACGATGATTACGAACTTTTAATGCAAGGCGGAATGCTTATCGGTTTATCCATCATCCTCGCTTTTCTGTGGGGTGTTGTTGAGGTTTTTAAGTAATGCTTCCAGAAACCCCCGAAGAAATGATCAGAAATGCCATTAAATTCGGGATGGTGATGTGGGTCATTGTTATTTTTATTCTATTAAATGGCTGCATTTCTGCGCCGATCGCGCCGAATCTCAAGATACCGGATATGACCTCACAATCATGTCCAAAACTGAATATGCCAGCGATTCCAGAAGATGTGGAGCTGGATATCAAAGGCGACAGGATCAAAAAAATCAACGCAGGTGGCGACGTCATCTTGCGTGGCTATGCAAGAGCGCGACAGTTACTGCAATAGCGGGTTGTTCTTGTTCTTTTTCAGGGAATCTTGTTTTTCCGGACATACCCAATGGCTTACACCCCAGCGCGTTCCCTGACGGGATCTTTTTTGGACTTACTTGCACAGAGATTGAGGAAAAAAACCATGGGCGAATGGATCAAACTCGGCGTGATGCTGTGCGGATTCGCAGTGGTTACATGGTCGACGGTTCAGAATCTCGAATACAGGATGGACAAGATTGAGAAGAGCTTTGACGAGCATCTCGATAAGCACGATGTGCAATATGATCAGATTCAAAAAACCCTGACGTTAATTCAAATCGACGTCGGACGTATTAATAAACAATAAGGAGCCGTAAATAACGGTTAGATATGGCAAAATCAAGCACATCAGGGCAAGGAAGACCAAAGGGAGCAACCAACAAAGCGACGGCAGACGCAAGAGCTGCAATCGCTCTGTTTGTAAACAACAACGCAGACAGATTGGAAGGATGGCTGGATCAGGTGGCTCAAGAAAATCCCGCTGAAGCCTTCAAGTTATTTCAATCGGTGATCGAGTATCACGTGCCGAAGCTTGCGAGAACAGAGGTTGAAGCGACGGTTCAGCATTCTTATGAAGACGCTCTCCTCAATATCATGAATGAAAATGGCAGCAGTAGCGCCGATTAAAAGCGCCGATGATGCGCTAAGAATCCTTCGCCGAGATTTCACAGCTTATGCGCCAAGAGCGCTGAAGATCAGGAGTAAAGACGGGTCGATCATTCCTTTCAAGCTGAATCAGGCGCAGAAGCACCTTCATGACATGCTTGAAGATCAGAAGTCGAGGACTGGAAAAGTCCGGGCCATCATCCTCAAGGGTCGTCAGCAGGGCATGTCAACGTACACCGAAGGTCGGATGTACTGGCTGACATCGATGAATTTTGGCAAGCGTGCGTACATTCTGACGCACTTAGCCGAGGCGACATCAAATCTTTTCGGCATGACGCGCCGATATCACGATCTCTGCCCAAGAGAATTGAAGCCGGCGACTAAAGCCAACTCAGGATCACAGCTGGTTTTTGAAAAGCTGCAAAGCGAATTTAGCGTTGCAACCGCCGGCTCATCAGGTACAGGTCGATCAGCCACCGCTCAGTTCTTTCACGGTTCTGAAATTGCGTTTTGGCCAAATGCAGCCGATCACATGGCTGGCATCGGACAGATTGTCCCTGATGCACCAGGTACTGAAATCATTCTTGAGTCCACTGCCAATGGTGTCGGCAATCTCTTTCATGGAATGTGGCAAGACGCTGAGGCTGGACTATCTGAATACCTGCCAGTTTTTATCCCCTGGTTTTGGCAGTCGGAATACGTTAAAGAACCTCCCATTGGGTGGATCCCTGAGGGTGAAGATGCCGATTACAAGGCAGCTTTTGGCCTAAGCCTCGAGCAGTCTTACTGGATGTATCAAAAGATCCTGACCGATTTCCGGTCTGATCGATCGCTTTTTGACCAGGAATACCCCGGATCTGCCGCTCTGGCGTTCAAGCGGGTGGAAGGTGACCCTCTCATTCCCATGGATTTGGTCCTTGCAGCGATTGCTGCCGGTAAAGATGACGTCGAAGTTTATGGGACGACGATTTGGGGCCTCGATCCTGCTGAGTATGGCAATGATGACTCGGCTTTAGCGAAGAGGACCGGGCGGGTCGTCACTGAAATTAAGAGCTGGCACGGCAGAGGACCGATGGAATTGGTCGGAATCGTCGCCCGAGAAGCTGATCGCGAGTCACCCGACATGATCAACGTCGACTGCACCGGCATCGGGTCCGGCGTTGCTGACCGACTCATCGAGCTGGGCTATCCAGTCAATCGTATTCATTTCGGTGAACGCGCCGTCCAAGACGATATTTACGCACTCAGACGCGATGAAATGTGGGGTGAACTCAAGGAGTGGCTGGTCGATAAGCCTGCTGTTCTCCCCGAAGACAACCGGCTTATGGCTGATCTTACCGGCCCTCAGCATTCTTATGACTCAAGCCGCCGCCTCAAACTGGAATCGAAAGAGCAGATGAAGAAGCGTGGACTTAAAAGCCCTGATCGCGGTGACGCGGTCGCCCTGACCTTCGCCCTGCCATCCATGGCTGCGCGCGCAGACGTCATTGATCACTCACGACGCGGGAACTGGAGGCTCTAATGTCAACCGAATTCGATACACTCACCGAGGACTACAATTACGAGCGCTCAGGTAATGAGCAGCCTCTGACTCAGGCCAAGGGTGGCCTCGATTGGATGCAATATCAGCGCATCATTGAGGAAATCAGGTATCAACCGCATTGGCGCCAGGAAGCGGACAAGCATGCCGACTATTACGACGGCAATCAGTTGGATCCTGAGACGCTCGCAGACTTAGAAGAAAAAGGGATGGCCCCTTTAATCACCAATCTGATCAAGCCGACCATCGACATGGTTCTTGGCATGGAGGCCAAAACCCGTTCTGATTGGCGTGTTATCGCGGATAACGATGAATTTCAGGACGTTGCTGAAGCCCTGAGCCAAAAGCTTTTCGAAGTAGAGCGTGAAACGAGGGCTGATCGTGCGTGTTCCGATGCTTATGCCTGTCAAATCAAGTCAGGACTCGGCTGGGTCGAAGTCTCGCGGGAATCAGATCCTTTCCACTATCCCTATAGAGCGGCCCCCGTTCATCGTCGCGAGATGTTCTGGGACTGGGTTGCGAAAGAGCATGACCTGTCAGATGCACGGTATGTGGTTCGGAAACGCTGGTTCGACATGGACCTCGTGGCCCTTCACTTTCCCAAGAAAAAAGACGTTCTCTCAGCAGCATTAGGCCGCTGGGGCGGTAACTGGATTACCGCAGCCACTGAAAATGCGACTCTGGCCAATTCTTTTGATCAGGAACGTGGACTCACGGTCTCCGATTTTGAGTGGATCAACCCTCGCCGGCAACGTATTTGTCTTTTTGAGATCTGGTACAGAACTTTTGTAAAGGGCAAGATCCTTCGTCTTCCTGACCGCGTCGTCGAGTTCGACCCCAAGAACCCGATGCATAAGTTCGCTGTTGAGAACGGGATGGTGGTTCCTGAGAGCGCGATTTACGCACGGATGAACCTCTCCATCTGGGCAGGTCCTCATCGTCTTTATGACGGTAAGACCGACAAAAAGCGCATGCCTTATATTCCTTTTTGGGGCTATAAGGAGGACCTAACCAACACGCCTTACGGTCTGATCCGTGGCATGATCAGCCCGCAGGATGAAGTCAATGCTCGTCGTAGGAAGCTGATGAACCTTCTCTCAAGTAAGAGGATCATCGCTGACAGTGACTCACTGGACACCCGCATCAACTCTTTCAGTGATGTCATCCAGGAAATCGCACGCCCTGACTCGGTCGTCGCCCTCAACCCGATGAGGAAGAATGCCAACGGTTTCAAGGTTGAAACCGAACTCAACCTGGGGCAGCAGCAATTTCAGATTATGGAAGAGTCAAAGAAAGCTCTCCAGGAAGCAGCTGGTGTTTATCAGGCCATGCTGGGCAAAGACACCAGCGCGACGTCAGGCTTCGCGATCAACAGCCTGGTCGAGCAAGGAACGACGACGCTCGCCGAGATCAACGACAACTACCGATACAGCCGCCGCTTAGTTGGAGAACGACTGGTCGAACTGATCCGCGACGACATGGTCGGAAAACCCGTCCAAGTTGTTGCCGGAGACGGTCCTAGAAAGAGGATCATTTATTTGAATCAGCCCGCACAGAACCCACAGACGGGTCAGATCGAGCTGATGAATGATGTCAACAGATCAACCGTTAAAGTCGCTCTTGAAGATACCCCATCGACTCCAGCGTACAGAGCGCAGCAGCTGCAGATGCTCGGCCAGGTTATTCAATCCATGCCGCCGCAAGCTCAGGCCATGATGGCTCCTTCTTTTGTCGAAATGACAGAACTTGAAGATCGTCACGAACTGGCAGATCAAATGCGAAAAGCTCTAGGTATTCAAAATGCCGGACAAGATCAGCAAGATCCGGAAAAGCTCCAACTCCAAGAGCAAGTGCAGCAAGCAACCCAGGTTATCGAGCAGCTCAAGCAGCAGCCCGCGATGATCGCAGCTCAGGTTAAGCAGGCCCAGGTTGAACTCGATGCACAGAAAGCCCAGGTCGATATGGCCAAAGCCCAGCAAGATGCCGAGCTTGATAAAGAGATGGCCCTTGCTGAGATCGACAAAATCAAGGTAGAGACCAGAAAACTTGAGCTTGAAAGCGAGCTGGAGATGATCTAGTGGCGGGTCTTTCTGACGTGACTCGTTGTTCTTCGAGGCGCTGCAATCAGGTCATTTTCGCGAATAACAAGGCGTACATAGGATCTGATCACGGCAAGTCCATTGGTTTGGCTGCATCGGACGAACAAAAGATCAAATCACTCGCCGAGAAATATGGCGTCTGGTACGAGGGCGCTGGTGGTGACATCGCGGCAGACAAGAAAATGTTTGGTGATAAGAGCGCATACAAAGGCTCATGGGACGATGTCTTTTCTAAATCAATAAAAGACTACCCGCATGAGTTTTTGTACACGGTATTCACCAACATTGCTGTCAATAAGCAGGCCGACTCAATTGAAGATCCCAAGAAAACCCTCTTTGAAAGCATCATGAATGCCCAGAAGAAAGTCGGATACTTCAAAGACAGAAGGTTTAATTCGGACACGCTGAGGATGTTTCTCAAATCTTGCTCTGAATCAGGTCGTGACTTTCTGGCAATGAGTCAGCAAAAGGCGACTGCATCTAACGTAATGCGTTTTCTCAAGCTGGGTGAGCAGCGGATGTGGCCAGACAACTGGGCGCAGTACCCTAATCCAGCAGGGAAGCTAATGCGGAAAGCTGAAGACATGAGGATCCGGTTTCTCAAGGACGCACCTCCTGGTGTTTACGTTGTGGGAAAAGACCATCTGAAACTGTTATGAAAAAGTTCCATGTGGCGACAATGATTCAGGGGGAATGTAATGGCTGGTCTTGCTAGCACCGCACAGAAGCGCCTCCCTTCATACGATGAAGCCCGATCGATCAGCAATGAGGCCAATGATGTCACCTTGCCGGAACCTGCAGACAACGTGCTGACCCAGGTTGCGCGTGATATCAAAGCGTATTACAGCCCAGAGCAGCCCGTTCAGCCGGCACAGAGCCGTACTTTGACGCTGCCGACGCCTGAATCAGCCATGCCGGAACAGGCTATCAAGTCAGCACCAGTGGTTGACCCAGTCCCAACAGGAAAGACCAAGACTGTTCTCCATGGGATGAACAACCTGGTGAATGACTTCAATCTGAGTCCTCACGAAGCTGCCGGCGTTATGGGTAACCTGGCTCATGAATCCGAATGGTTCACCAAGCTCCAGGAAGAAAAGTCTAAGTACACCAAGCCAGGCAATAAAGGTGGCTACGGGTGGGCGCAATGGACGGACTCCGAATGGGAGCCACGGCGAACGAATTTCTTAAAGTACGCCAAAGCCAACAAACTACATCCGACGTCAGACCAAGCAAACTATGGGTTCTTAAAGACTGATCTCAGCAGCAACCCACGCTATATTAAAAGCATTCGGGGTGCTGATGACGTTAATGACGCGACTGAACGCTTCATGAATAGCTACGAGAAACCCAATTCTAAAGTGGCGCAGCTCGATAAACGGCAGAACCGGGCGCAGGCGATCCTTGATCTTTACAACAAGTCCAAGTCAAGGACTCAGAAACTGGCATCAAACCCATGAGCGATCCAGGCGAAGATTATTTCAAGAACAACTTCAATACGAAGTTGACCCCGAAAGAAGAAGCAAAGATGCGGGAGTGGGCGAAGACTGCAAGGAATGGCAAGCCTTTGGACCCTGATGCTGAAAGTTCAGATTATGACATTCGAGGTGCTTGGAAAAAGAACCTCAAAGCGTCAGGCAACGATCATTTTAATGATGAATTCAAGAAACCGAACCACCCGACCTTCAGTGACCAGTCGATCTATCACGGCACTCAGGACGAAAATGGCCGCACTTTTGTGGGTGGATCATGGGGCAATAAAGGTAACCGAGACACTTTTACGCCATCGAGGACCATGCTGAACAACACGCATGACCCTGAAATTCTCAAGCGTTACATCAAGGAAAGAGAACCAAA